AGTAATAGAAGAATTAGAGCCAACCGTCCATACCCAGGTTGACGAAGATTCGTTTGAAGACGAAAAAGACGAAAACCAATTGCAGTTTCAAGACTTTTCCGACGAAGACCTTGCTAATCATGCATTAAAGGTCCTTAGCGGAGAAGTCAAATTTAACGCTGAGGTCTAAATAGGAGAAATATTATGCAATTTGCTTCAGGAGTAGGACAAGGTGCCTACATAGCAGGAACAACAGCAAATGGATATAGTGGCTACGGAGCTACTTACAATTTTATTAATGTCAATGCGCCAAACTCTACATTGACTGTTGGTAGCGGTTCTTTCCCACAAAGAACTTTTAAACAGGGTAACGTTGTCCCTGGAATGTTCCTTAATTATACTGCTGGCACAAATCCTCAGTGGATCTACAGCACTTCTTGCAGGTTCTCTCTTGGATCAGGAACTGGCGGTAATGATATTGGTGCCATTACTGTAAACTTAAACTTAGAGCCAGGTTGGGCAGGAACTGCATCTGTTCAGCTTCAAGGATCTTTTGAAAGATTTGCTTCTGATGCTACTGACTGGATTAATATTGGCAGCCCTCTAGTAGTAAGCGCTTCAGATAAAGATTTAATTCTTCAAGTAACATCTGACTATATGGTTCCTTCATACCGCCTTCAAGCTACTTTAACTTCTACAACAGCTAACGATGGTGGAATTATTGATTGGTCAGTAGCAAACATGTTTGTAGACCTTTCTGCTGAGCGCATGGCTGCTAATGCCAACGTTGTCAATGGTCGCCTTGGCCAACCAAACCTTGTTGTTAACTCTAGCATCCCATTTGGTAGAGAAACTAACTGGGTTGGTAATACTGGTAATACTGGAGTCAACCAGACTGAAATTGAAGAAATGTTCACACCAGGGGGTCAAATGTAATGGCAGATCGTCAGCAAAATATTAGACAATCAGCAAAAAGAAAATTAGCAACAAATTGGACTCTTTCAGGTAATACAATAGAAGGTGGAATCCACATTTCTGGAGCTCCTTCATTGTGCGGTAATTGTGGATCAGAAGTCCCACCGTATGCTGAAGGATATTGCCCAAGTTGCAATCACTAATAAGAAAGTAGACCATGGCTAATAACGGCGAGGGCTTGACCCTACCAAGGGAACCTATTCGCAAAGCAGCTGCATCAAGAGCTGCTGCTAAAAAGCTCATTCTTCCTGGATCTTTTAAACAAGATGTGATGAATCAGCAATCTTCTGAATCAAGAGCTAGAAAACGCCTTGATGGTAGAACTGCATCTTCTCAATTTGATGAGCAATCTGCTCGCAATATGGAAGGCATGGGAAGACGCACTGCTGCTGCAATGGGAACAGATGCTCAGTGGGCATGGCCTAAACTTCACGACCCATTTGAGTACTGGCGTGAGCGTACTTGGTGGTTCAACATGGAAGACCCTGACGAACAAATCCAGAAAATTCGTGACTGGACTCGTCTTATGTACACTACTCACTATCTTGTACCTTCTCTTATTGATATTTATACTCGTTTTCCACTTCTTGACATTGAGTTCACTCATCAAGACCCAAAGATTGCTGAATTTTATCAAGAATTGTTCTTTGATGGTTTGAACTATGAAGAGTTTTTATTTGACCTTGGACGTGAGCATTGGACAGTTGGTGAAGCTTTTGCCATGGGTTCTTGGCACGATGGAATCGGTGCATGGGAAGATGATGAAATTATTAACCCTAATGACGTTATTGTAGCTAAGAATAGAGCTCTGCGTACTTATCAATTCCACATTAAAGTTCCTGATGAAATTCGCAAACTTATTGATACTCGTGACCCAGCTCCAGAATATGCTGCTCTCATGCAACTTTATCCTGATGTTGTAGCATGGGCTCGCCAAGATAAAGAAATTCCTGTATCTGACGTTCTCATGAAGCAGATTAAGTTTAAAACAAACCCATGGTCTGAGCACGGTTCTCCAATTCTTCTTCGTGCTTTCCGTATGCTTATGCTTGAAGAGTCATTAAACGCTGCTCAAGATGCTATTGCTGACCGTTTGTATTCTCCTCTTATTCTTGCCACCCTGGGTCTTCCAGACGTTGACGAAGATGGCCCATGGATTCCTGATGCTACTGAACTTCAGGCTCTTCGTGATGACCTTTCTATGGCTATTAATTCTGATTTCCGTCTTATGACATACCATCATGGACTTGATATTAAAAATGCTTTTGGTAGAGAAGCTATGCCACGTCTTGACCAAGATTTTATGAGAGTTGAATCTAAAGTTATGCAAGTTTTTGGTATTGGTGCTGAACTTTTGCAAGGTGGAAATAGTAACGCCCCATATGCTTCTGGTGCTCTTAATCGTGAACTTATAACACAGATGCTTACTACGTATCAAAAAAAGATTGCACGATTTATTGAAGAGCGCATGCGCCCTGTTGCAGAACGTCAAGGCCACTATGAGTACCGCAAAGTTGGTAATGCTCGTATTCCTATAATGGAAACTGTTTTACTTGTTAATGAAGAAACTGGTGAAGAGTACGTAGAAGAACGCCCAAAACTTGCTATTCCAGATGTTAAATTTAAATCAATGAACTTGCGTGATGAACAAGTTGAACGAGGATTTATTCAACAACTTGCTGCTAATGGATTCCCAGTATCTCTTAAAACAATGGCTGTTAATATTCCTATTGACTTCAGCGAAGAGGTTGAGGCCAAAACAGAGGAGAAGTTGCAGACAGTTGTTGCTGAGCAACGTTTTAAGAAGGAACTCTTTGAGCGGCTTATTGCTCTTCAACTTCCTATTCCTCCTGAATATTATCAAGAATTTATGGCTTATCAGATGCAGCAAGAAAATCCTGAAATGGTAGCTCAGATGTCACCACAAGGAATTGCTGATATCACCTCCCAACCAGCTGCTCCTAATATCTTGACTCCAGGATCACAATCTGATGCTGATTCAATGGTTGGCCCATTCTTAATGCCAGGAATGATTCCTCCACAGCGTTCTGAAGAATCTGACGAACAAAAAGGCTCTGAACCTAAAAAAGCACAACCTAAAAAGACTGAAAAAAAGAAAACTGATACAAAAACAGATTCTAAGACAAAGAAAAAGTCTTCTATCAATGGCACTGAATATGAATATGATGATGGTGATGATGAGAACATTGCTTATGCCAGCCAAGACAATGGTTATGTAGCTGAATATGGAAGCCGTATGTATTTTGGAGTTCCAAAAGAGCAAACGCTTCGTCGTAAGATGACTCTTGTAAAAGGCATGAAAATTGTTACAGATAATCAATATGAACGTTTTAATTTAGAAGATTTTGAAGAAAATTATCGTGTTGCCACAGCAGTAGCTGAAGAAAATGAAGCTGCTGATGAAGCCATACAACATGGCGTAGCAGATGATGGAGAAGTCAGACCAGGCAACACTGGAGCTGGTTTAGATTTTCAAAATAAAGATGGTAAATTATAAATTGCAATGTAATATTATGCAGAAAGAATTGTAAGGACTGATATGAGCAGATTACTAGATTCCCAACCAAAATTCTTTCAAGCCAGCAAAAAGACTTCTGGCATTACATCATTATCTACGGATATACAAAAGTATGAAGTAATCAAGGAATCTGGAACTGCTCGTAATCTTGATAAGCTAGACCTTACTGATTCAATTTACGAGGATTAATCCATCATGATAGCTGCTGGCATGTCATCAACAACAGTAATAGATACTGTACTTATTTATGCAATTGCCACAGCTGTAGGTGCTCTTCTTATTTGGATTGGCAAGTCAGTTGCTACTGTAGCAAAAAATCAATCTGCTATTCACGATCAAGTAATGGGAGTCCCAGAAGTTGGTTACCCATCTATGAGAGATCAGTTTACTGAAATTCGTAATCATCTTTGCAGACAAGATCAAATTCTTGAAAAACAAGATTCAACTCTTGCAAATCTTGAACATGAGGTTCAAGATAATTCAGGATCTTCTTTAAAGGATGCTGTAAAAGTTGTAAATAAAGACGTAAATAATATCAGAAAAGACATCCTCCCTGGCCTTTCTAAAAACAACGAAGTTCTTCAATCTCTTCAAAAAAAAGTTGATGAAATTGACGCAATATTAGAAAAGCATCTTAACTCAATAGAATCTAAGAATAATTAATTATTCATAGTGTATTTATGCCTTCTATTCAAATTTAGAGTTAGGTTGATATGATTAAATTTGGTGCACCCACATTAAAGAAAAAAGGCTTCCTTAGAATAGCTGAGGACGTCTCTATTCACCCTATTAGCCTCAAAGATTTTAATTATGAAGAACGCCCTGGATACTTATACGCTGTGTCCAGGGCAATTTCGTCTAGGGTCAATGCTAATTATGATGGTTGGCCTGTAAAAGAACTTCGGAAGGCCTATAAAACGTTTATAGGTCGTCCTGTGTTTGTAGAACACAACAATAGCGATCCAAAAGAAGCTCGTGGTGTTGTTCTAGATTCATTATACAAAGAAACAAGATTGGCTTCAGGTCACACAGATGGATCTGTTTACTGTTTAATGGAAATTGATGCTCAGACTTTCCCAAAACTTGGGTCAGCTATCATGAGTGGTCAAATTCCAGGAGTAAGCATGGGTGCAGATGTTGGATCTACAACATGCTCGGCTTGTGGAAACAACGCTAAGACAGAGCGTGATTACTGCGAGCACCTTCCTTATATGAAGGGCATGAGATTAGATATTTATAAAAATGGAACTAGAAAAGAAGCTTTGGTTTGGGAGAATTGCCACAGCCCTAACTTCTTTGAACTTAGCTGTGTTTTTGACCCAGCAGATGAGTCAGCTTGGTTCCTAGACAAGAAAATGGTTCCGTATGCCTGAGCTTAGAGTGGCAAAAGAGGTTATGCGTATCCCAGCTGATGTGGATACAATGCGTGACGAATCTCAATGCCCAGTTTGCGGTTCCGAATTCGATGGAATGCTTTGTGACTCTTGTGGTTTTGAAGCTCCACCAGAGGATTTCCAAAACCCTGATACAGAAAAAAAGGGTCGGGATCCACAATACGAGCCACAACCAGCAGGTTCAGGTCCTCCACAACAAGAGGATGATGAACAAGCTGAAGAAGATCAAGAAGCTGACCAAGCTTCTGACCTTGGCTCAGTTGAACAAGACCCTAGTACTAGGATCAATGAACTTCAACAAGAACTTCTGAAATTACAGAATTTACAAAGAATGCAACAATTAGATGCTGTTTCGCAGCAAAGACAGGGAGCTACTATGAGCCGATTTGACGACGAATTACGTCCTCGTAAGCGTCAAGCCATGGTCCCAGGTGTTCAGTATGATCAAGTATCGAACATGAACCTTGATGGTCCGCTTGGCCTTTCATCCATGTCACCTCCTCCACAGCCTTCGCAGTGGATTGATGTGATGCCAGCTCGCAATATTAACGTGCAAGACCTGGATGCCCAAGATGTAATGGGCGGTCCTGGTGATAATCGTGTGGTTGCTGAGCCTGATATTTATGCAATTGATCAGCCAATGGGCGAGCGTGCTGCTTCTAAGTTTATTAGAGCTGCTGCCAAAGGCCTTGCTGAGCAAGCTAGCACTGAGGAAGTAGACAAGGCTATCTGGTCTGCCCACAATGCTATTAAGTCTGCTGCTAAAAATGACAAGCAGATCTATGCAATTGACCGTAGACTGGGAATTATTTTTAAGCACCTTAAAGAAGGCAAATCTGTAAAGATTGCTAACGTAATTGAAAGACTTAAGGAAGTGCACGATCAACTTGAGAAGACTGCTACAAATGGTAATCAGGAAACTTCTCGCCCAACTCAGGTTCAAGATCTTGATGACGTTTCGCAATCACGTCAGGAGGTAATGACTCCTGACGCTATTACTGACGTGCAAGCTCCTAACCTTCAGCCTAACCAACTACAACTTGCTGATGTACCTCCTTACTACAATGATGGTGCTTCAACTGGTTTTGTCCCACAACAAAGTGAAGACAAGACTCCTTGGCCTGGTGACGCTACTAATCCAGCTTTTGTCCCTTACCAGCGTGCTGCTAAAAAAGACAAGAAAAAGGATAAGAAGACAGAAGATAAAAAGAAGTCAGACAAGATGGTAGAAAACGAAATGAAGTCTGAAGAAGGTGAAATTGAGAAGGAAGCTTCTTCTCGTGAAGGTCTTCTTCGTGCCGTTAATCTTGTAGACCGTCTTGAGCGTCTTGGTATGGTTCGTAAAAATGAACGTGCCAAGCATATTGCTCAGTATGAAAAAATGTCTCCATCAAAAATTGAGGGTGTAATCATGACCCTTGACACAATGGAGCGAACCGGAGCGGTAAAGCCACGTCAAGCTGCAAGAGTTTCTAGCTCCCAAGCTGCTCGTGTTCCAGAAATGGGCCGTGCCACAAGAACCGCTTCGGTTTCGAAGCAAGATGTCCTAAAAGACGACTATCTCATTACACTTTAATTAAAGGAGAAACAAAATGTTACAGCTAAACAGCGTAGCTAATGTTGGTGTGCACAGAACTTGCACACCTTTATATGAAAAGTACGAGGCAACTCCGTACAACACCTTCCTGGACCCAACCGAAACAGGTAATATTTACTCTGGCATGGTTGTTTACCGCACAGGTGCTGACACCGTTGCTTTGTACGATGGCGCTACAAACGTGAGCACAGCTTACGCCAAGCCATTTGGACTTGCTGGTTTTGACCGCAACCCTAACATCGATGACCTGTCCCAGGTTGGCCTTAACGCCGTTTCTGTGTGGCTCGGTGGCGAGAACGCTTTCTTCACGATTGGCGCTCCTGCTTTCGACACAGCTGCTTCAGCTGGTTACACAGTCCCAACGAATGGTGGTCGTCAATACTTGTACGCCGGTACATCAACCAAGAAGGGTATGTTGACAACTGACCAATCTACAGGTGCCGTTCCAGTTGCTGAGCTTATTGACGTTCTTGGCCCAACACAAATTGTTATCCGCCTTGTGCCATCTGGTACTCTCGGTACAGTTTCTGGTAACGCTCAATAATTTATTTTCTTAAAGGAGAAATATAATGTCTACATCTTTAACAGCACCTCAGGGCGGTCTAAGCCCTAGAGTCGCTCGCAAGTCAGACACGTATGTGAATGACATTGTAGAGGCTCGCAGTCGTCTCAAGGAATCTACTGGTCGTGTGACCGCTACTCGTGAAGAGAAGCAGCGTCGTCTCAGCCAAATCCTTGCTGACAAAGACAACTACATGGTCCGTTTGGGCCAGGGTATGATTGGTCCTATCCAACTCAAGCTCCGTTATCAGGGTATGACTCGTAACGTTCTTCTTGAGGATCCGCTGACCCCTGGTGTTCCAGTGGTTTACGATGTTCTGGATGAGTACGGTCAGGCTTACGTTCTTTCCGGCAATGAGGGTGAAGTTCGTGTTACCCCATTTGAAGGTAAGAAAGTTCCAGTCCGTTTGTTCCGTATCGCTACCTTCCCACAAATAAAGAAGGAAGACCTATGGTACCTGCGTGTTAACATTGTTGAGTACGCTCAGGACATGTCGAAGCAAGCTATCATGCAACAAGAAGACGCTCGTCTGATCACGATTCTTGAAGCTGCTATCAACAACTACGCAGTTGACCCTAACCACGTAGTGTCACCTACTCACATTGTTAACGAGCTTTCGGGTTACGTTACACCTGACTCACTGTATGACCTCGTTGGTCTCATTGAGGTTCACCAGTTGGAGGCTGCTCGCCTGCTCATGAACCCAATTGACTACCGTGACCTTTACAAGTGGGACATCAACCAAACTGGTTGGGCCTTCAAGGACCGTGTTGTCGCTGGTGAGCGCATCATCCAGTTCGGTGGCTTCCAGGTTCAGCGTTCCATTGAAGTTCCTCAGGGTACGGTCTACTTGACCCCAGCTCCTGAGTTCCTCGGTGTATTCCCAGTCATGTACTCTCTTGACGTTGAAGAGAACCACACCCCTGAGAAGTTCCACAAGGGTTGGGTCATGGACGAGCTCGTTTCTGAGATTGTTCTTAACCCTCGTGGTCTTGGTAAGATCGTCAAGGCTTAGTTATAAATTGACCTCAAAAGGGTCTACATTCGTTTGTGAGGGGTTAGGGATAGGCTCTAACCCCAAACAAGCGTTTTGATAATACATTAGCTCAGGGCGTGAAATATCGTCCCTTGAAAGCAAAGGAAAATAAAATGGCAAGACAAGTTACCAGAAGAAGTGATGGTGGGGAAGCTACCCCAGTTGAAGTTCCTTCTCTTGACGGAGAATTTGTAGATCATAAGCCAGATCCACAAGATATGGCTGCTGCAAAGGCTATTGTGCCACCAAGCGCAAAAGCTTTTTCAGATGTACAGACTGCTGAATGGATTGAAAACCTGACAGCAGCCCGAACAGTGTTTAATAGTCCTAAGGGCTCGTTTTTACTAGCTCCGACTGGACATCACGGTTCGGTACAAGCCTTAGAGGGTGATTTACGTAGGGATCCATATATCCTGCGTGCAGCTCAAAGAGGAAAAATTCGATTTTTGACTGAGGAAGAAGCTTCAGAGCGTATTCCTGAGTTAACAGATGAGCCTAGCAATGTGGAAGATCACTCTGATCGCATTGCTAAGCTCCTAGGACCTAACGCTTCAGAAGAGAATGGGCTTTACAAGAAAGACCTCCCTGACGAAGCAGAGCCAATTGGTAAGCCCCAGACTCCAGAAGAAGTTTGGAATGGGGAAGTTTCTAGACGCTACTAAAGGAGAAATCATGAGCGACAATAATCTAGACAAAGAAGTTACCGTTGAGGTAACTGAGGAAACCAAGAAGGCTTCTAAGAAAGCAGAAGCTGTTGTAGAGCCTGTCGCTCAAGATGCTCCTGTTGTTGAAGAAGCTGTAGTTACTGAAGAGGCTGTGGGCTTTGTTGCTCCGCAAGCTTCAACTGGAACCACGTACAACATTTGGGCTCCTTGGGACACTGCACAAAACGGTGACCTGCTTTCTTATAACACAAAAGTTAACTCATCTGACTGGGCTGGCGCTGTAGTTTACCAGCTTGGTCAATACAACACAGCACAGAGAGGCTTCTAATGACAACATACAACGTAGCCACAGAATCTGCAGAAAAACTTGCCGTTAGAATTAATTCTAAGGGTGGCGCTTCTGCCATGGAAGGCGAATATGGCGTTCTTTATTTAAAGGCCCCACTTTCAGTATCAGTTGATGTCACAGCTGCCACTGGTGGGCACGTTGCCACAAGCACCACATATTTTTACTACGTAACAAGAGTAGTAAATGGCGTTGAGTCATTTGGCGTTTCTGGTTCGTTTACTACTGGCGCTACTTCTGGTGGTACATATAAGCCTGTGTTCACAGTAACAGATATTGCTTCAAACGTAATTTCAACATCTGCTGCTACCTCATATAATTTGTATGCAGGTATCACATCACTTGCTAACGCTGTTCTTCAGAGCAATGCTACGGTAAGCGGTACAACGATTACGTGGGCATCAACTATCCAAACTGGTACAACCAACTATACAGCATCACCAGCAATGGTCAGTTACCCACAATCATCTGGTGCAGGTGCTTACAATGCTCCTACTTGGGTTGATGACGCTCTTGCTCATAACCCAAATGCTACAACTGGTTTTTCTGGAACATCGTTTACTGGTGCTGAGAATCAAGTTCGTCAAATTCGTACAAGCGTTGTTGAATCACAAATTTACTCTCGTACCGACACTGCTACAGTGACATCAGGTTCGGGTACAGTTTCTGATACTTCAATTACTTGGGCAGATTTTGGCAAGCCTGTAACTGGTACTGGCATCCCAACCAATGCTTATGTTGGAACTGTTACTCCAGGAACTTCATTTGTACTTTCATCAGTTCAGGGCCAAAACGTCCCTTGCTGGCCAGGTACAACAAATGCTTTCCAAGCTACAGCTAACGGTACTTCTATTACAGTAAGTGGTTCAAATGTTGGTCCTCTTCCTGTTCAAGTTGGACAATACCGTACCACTCGTTGGCAAGGCTAGTCATTGGAACAGTCTGCTGTTAAAAAAATAACAGTACAGGCAATTATTTTAAGAGCTAATGGCTCCCAGGAGGATCTTGGTAAAATTTCCTCTTGGGAGTCTAGTTCTTATATGGGGCTTAAAGAGAAGGAATAATGGGCGCATCACTTTCTTCACAAGGTAGAGCAAGATTAGTTCAAAATATTCTTGGTACCACTTTTTCTATTCCAAGATATATTGCTTGGGGAACAGGTGCTGGTACAACTAATCCTACAGATGAAACTGTTTTTAATGAAGTTGTTGCAGATGGAAGAACTAATGGAAGTATATCATCAGTAACTTCATCGACAAATGGAGACACTTATCAAGTAACTGGCACTTTGACTTCTTTGCATGGTGGAACAATTACTAATATAGGCATTTTTGATTCTGGCGCAACGCCATACCAAACAACTTTACAGGTTGCAGTATCATCTCCTACACAAACTTCTATTACCGTAGTTAACCCAGGAACTGGAGTTGTTCCAGCCACCCCTTTTAATATTCAAGTTCTATCAGAAGTAATGACAGTAACTGCTATTACTGGGAATATATGGACAGTAACTAGAGGAGTAAACCAATCATCTGCTCTTTCGGCTATACCGCTTGCATCAGTAATAACAACAGTTTCTGGAACAATGTTTGCAAAAGCTGATTTTGCTGGGTTGCCTTTAAATACTGGAGATTCTGTCACTTTTACCATTCAAGTTCAATTTGAATAAAAATGGCACATTATAATAAAAACATTAATATTGTCGCAATTGGGTCAATGCATAATAAGCGAAATATTATTAGATTGCTGAATGTTCCTGCTAAAGGTTTTTTTCAACATACACAAATTTATAATACCAATACATGGAGCTTGATTAATGATCAAGAACCTGCTGGATTCAATGAGTCTTATGAAGATCAGGAACTTGTTGCTCCACAATATACAAGCTTTGATTACTCTCAAGATACTTTAGAAGAACCAGATGGTTCTAATATATCTAGTGAATCCCCAGAAATCGTAGCTCCTACACAAACTAACTTCGATTATGCACAGGATGTAGACGGAGATCCCACAGATTCAGTTTTTCCTGAAATCGGCTAAGTGTATTGGGCTTAGATTCGCACTATTAGATGTAGAAGATATTTAACCAAGGAGAATTATGCCTAGTACTATGTATGATGGAGTAAACCCAGCAACAGTTCCTGCTGGAGCTGATGTTTATGCTGGCTATGTCAATGGTAATTGGCAAACTTATAATGCTTTTGTGCAGCAGCACCCAAATGCTCAACACGTATCAATTTCGGTAAACTCTTCAGGAACGGCACAAGTCCTAGACGTAGAAGCTGGTGACGCTGCTGCTGTTGACGTTCCAGGATGGCTCAACAGAATGCGTGCTGCTGGTGTCCACCGACCAACTGTATATTGTTCACGCATTGGTGCTCCTGGTTATGGCTGGCAAAATGTGATTGACGCTTGTCACGCTGCTGGCGTAGCCCTTCCAGATTTCTGGATCGCTGATTACACTTCTGGGCCACACCCACTTTCTCTCAATGGCATTAATGCTGTCGCTGTACAATGGACAGATCATGGTGGATACGATGAGTCAGCTATTTATGACTCAACTTGGCCAGGTGGTTCAAACCCAACTCCAACGCCTCCTTCCCCAACTCCTACAAATCAACACATTCTTGTTCCTGGTGTTTCTGTACAGCAAGTTCAAGCAAAAGTTGGCGTTGCTCGTGATGGCATTTGGGGACCTAATACACAAACAGCAGTCGTAACTTTTCAGCAAGCAGCAAATATTACTGCCGATGGCATTGTTGGAAACCAAACTTGGAGCTGTATGAACAATGTATACAGCCTTCCTCTTATCAAACAAGGTTCTAAGGGAAGTGCTGTGGTGCTTGCTCAAAGACTGTCTGGCGTAAATGCAGACGGAATTTTTGGTCCTGCCACTGCTCAGGCTATTCAAAATGTCCAGCGTAGCCACGGAATTGGCGTTGATGGAATTGTTGGCCCTCAAACATGGGGCGCATTAGGGATTTAATTTTAAAATGAGAGCTCGTACCTGGATAATACTAGGCATAACAATTTTATTGATAATAGCTCTTACAATAGATCAACTAACAGGTGGGGGTTTCTACCATAGATTAATCTTAGACTTTTGGCCTATTGATTCTTCTAGGGTAGGCCCCAACCTAGTTGCTTCAGCAGTTCAATGGTTCATAGTTGGCTTGGTTGCAGCTGTGATATATCCTCCTTTTAGACATTGGATAGAAAATCAATTTAATGGATTGCATGAAAAAATGGAGCAACACCATAAAGAATATCTTCAAAAGGTAGAAGAAAAACATCAACAACACATAGATCTTTTGAAAGAACATCACGAAAAACAAATGGAACAGTTAAAGAAG